GGTACTTTCAGGTTGCGTTTCTTCGAATCATCAAAGATGAGATACCAGACAAAGATTAATGGCAAGCCACTTAAGAAAAAGAGAAAGATTGGAAGCTTAGCTAAGTTCAATGGTTTCTTCGCACGTGGTGTTGCTAATAGTCAATCACAATTACAACCAACAATGCAGGCGGCATTAGAGAAATATATAAAGAAAGCATGGAATGGATAACTCTATATTAGTAGGAAAATACCTTTATTCTATACTCAGCCAAAACACAGAGGTGACTAATCTTGTTGATGATGACAAGATACTTCCTTTGTTAGCGATGGGACAAGAAGACAATGGTGAATTTGTTGATATAAAGTTCCCATTCATCGTCTACACAAGAGAGGACATTACACCTGTTTATACAAAGGACATTTTGACGGAGAATTTAGTCAAGTTCACTATACTTTGCGTAGACAAGGACTATATAAATTGTTTAGATGTTGCCAATGCTGTAAGGCATGCATTAGAAGGTAAAAGGTATTCAGATGAGAATATAAGGATTTTCACAATTAAATTAGATTCTATACAAGAAGACTTAATTGAGAATGCATATGTTCAAACATTACACTTCTCATTTTCAGTAAGTTAAAAATATTTACAAATACATAATATTATAATACTATGGCAAATATCATAAAAGGTGATGAGCTTATGCTTTTCAAGGATGGTGCAGCTTTAGCTTATGCTACTTCTCACACTTTGACAATCACAGGTAATACAATCGATATTTCAAGTAAGGACCACGGTTTCTGGGGTGCTAGTGAAATTGGTAATATTACATGGGAGATTCAATCTGAGAATTTATACACAGACGATGACTATAACTCATTATTCAACGCAATGTTGAACAAAACTGAGGTTACTTGTGTATTCGGTAAAGCTACAAACTATGATGCTAATGGTCTTAAGCCAGCAGATGCAGAACAAGGTGATACACGTCCAGCAGCATGGACAGCTCCAACAACTTCTGGTTACAAAGGCAAGGCTATTATCACTTCATTAACAACAAACGCTAATACAGGTGAGAACGCTACATTCTCTGTTACTTTAACAGGTAAGGGCGCAATCATGAATTTGGCTAGTGCGTAAATTTCATATTAAGTATGCAAATACTTTAAGGAGATGGGGATTTTTTCTTCATCTCCTTTTTCTATGTTCAGAGAATTCAAATAATTTTATTATTTTTAATCAAACAAAAATATATATTAATACTTGATATGAAATTTACTTATAAAGAGAAAGAGTATGAGCTTAAGTACTCATTTAGAGCCTTGATAATCTATGAGAATATCACAAAAAAGAATTTTAACCCAACGTCAATATCTGACATTTTAGTTTTCTTCTACTCTATATTATGTTCAAGTGGAAAGGGAGATGTTTTCGACTTCAATGAATTCATGGACATAATCGATGAAAACCCAAGCCTTGTTACAGAGTTTTCAGAATGGTTGACACAAACACTTACAATGAATGCGTCATTATCTCCAATCGACAAGGAAGAAGCAAAGAAAGCAGAGAAAGAGGTAAAGGAAGAAAAAAACTAATCTTCCATGAGGTGTTGAAGGTCCTTGTTGTACAATATAAACTTGTTACAATTCAATACTTCATGGATGAGATGCAGGAATATGAGGTACATGAGCTATATAATGCATTGGCTTATGCAAACTCAAATGAATGGGAGATGACAAGGTGGTTGTTATATGCAATCATACAAACAAACTCAAGGAAGAAGATAAAGATAGAAGATGTCATCAAGTTCCCATGGGACAAAGGATATGAATACAATAAACTGGAGAAAGAAATTTCAACGGATGATATTAATAGGTTGAGGGCAAAATCAAAAGAAATACTGAAAAACATAAATTTAGACTAATATGGCAGTTAATTTATCAGGTAAACTAAATCTTGATGGAACAGGCTATAATGACAGCATAAAATCAGCCGTACAGGAGACTTCAAAGTTAAAGAGAGAGGTTGATTCTGCTAACCGCACCATGAATAGTTTCCAAAAGGGATTATCTGGAGCAAGTTCATCAATATCTTCAATGATGAATAGTTTCAAGATGGGAGACATTGGAGGCTTTATCACAGGAGCAAAAGGAGCAGCAACCGCTATAACTTCAATGATACCTGCAGCAGGTGGAGCAACAGCAGCAGTGAGCACTCTTGGAGCAGCAATATACACCGCATTAGGACCAATTGGACTTATTGTTGGTGGTATAGCTGGTATAGGAGCAGTTGTTGGTTCATCTATATCATCAGTTGAGAATTTCAATAAATCACTTAATGGACTATCAGCTATCACAGGTGTTGAAGGAGACGAATTGAAAGATGTTGGTGATGCTGCATTAGATATGTCTAAGAAATTTGGCACATCAGCAACAGACATAGTTAATTCAATGTCAAATATTGGTAGTCAAGCACCTGTACTATTGAAAGACATGGATGCATTAGGTCAAGTTACTGAGGCAGCAATCGTCTTATCTAAAGCCGCAGACAATATGACGGTTGAAGATTCAGCTAAAGCCATCACCACTGTTATGAATCAATTTGGTGTTGAAGGAGAAAAAGCAACAGAAATAATTAATTCATTAGCAGCAGGTTCTAAATTAGGAAGTAAAGCAGTAGATTACTTGGCAACCGCAATGGAAAAGGCTGGTACTCAAACATCAATGGCTGGTATGTCATATCAACAAACAATAGCGGCAATTGAGACATTAGGTCTTAAAATTTCATCAGCAGAAGTTGCTGGTACTGGTCTTTCTTCTATGCTTATCAGATTGACTACGCAATCAAATAGTAATTTCAATCCAGCTATTGTTGGATTAGACAAAGCATTAGAGAATTTGGATAAAGCAAACTTGTCAGCAGCAGAGAAATTAAAGTTGTTTGGTGCAGGATCATTGACAGTAGCAAATCAATTGATTGACCAAAGAGAAGTATTGAAGGACTTGACAGATAAAGTAACAGGTACAAACACTGCTTATGAGCAGATGAATATAAAGTCACAATCATTAGAGGTTACATGGAATAAGCTTACAGCAGCATGGGAGGCCTTTATGATTAAGATGGGTCAAAGCAAAGCAATACAAGCAATCATTGGCTTGCTTGGACTTCTTCTTACTGCAACAACAAAATTAATAAATGGATTAAGTTACTTATCAGAAGCTGTCGATACTACTATAACTGTAATCATCGCACTTTTCAAGAAACTATATGACGCAGTCAAGCCTTATTGGGATGCAATTGTCAATATGGTTACTAACTCAGCAATATACAAAGCAGTTACAAAGATATGGCAATCAATATATGACTTTATCGCTAAAGTAATTAGGAAGATAAGGAAGATATGGTCTAACTTCATGAAAGAGCTTGGTATAGAGAAAGAGAAAGTAAAAGAAGAGATTCCAAATGATACTAAGCCAGTTGAGACAGATGTTAATGTCAATACAAACAACACAACAAAGACAAAGATAGACTATGAGAAAGGCAGTTTAGAATATTACAAGAAAGAGCTGCAAAAACTACAAGACAAACTCACAAAGAAGAAATTATCACTTATCGATATTGAGAAGACAAAGGCTGATATTGAAAAGGTCAAAGGTATAATCAAAGAGAAAGAGATACAAATTGGACTTGGACCAAAAGAAGGTACTAAGGCTGCAATAGAGAAAGAATTATCTGAGATAGAAGAAGAACTAAGCAAACTAAACCCAGTCATAGACAGAGTCGATATAGAGAAACTTCAAATAAAGAAAGAAGAATTGATTAAACTAAAGAAGGATGTTGAGGCTGAATTAAATGGAGCAGTTATAACACCTAAAGTTAAAATTGAATCAGATGCAAATAAAGGTTCAGGTAAATATGCTAATGACATGGTATCTGTATATAAACAGAAAATGCAATATGCCGTTGATGATGCTGATTATGAACATTGGAAAAAAAGATATGAAGAATGGAAAGAGAAAGCAGAAAAATTCAATTTAAAATTTGAAGAAGACACTTCTGGTTTAAAAGAAGGCATGATTGGATTTAACGATAAAAAAATTTCTGAATTAAAAACAAAACTTAAATTCACTGTAGAAGGTTCACCTGAATATTATGACACAGTCAATCAAATAAGAGAATTAACCAAACAACAGGATGCAATATCATTGAAGGTTGAAATGGACTTAAGAGGCATTGGTGTTGGTTCATTGGCTGAATTAGAAGAGAAGATTAGCGCACTTGAAGCAAAACTAATGATTACTCCATATGGTACAGATGAGTTCTATAAAATACAAAAGGATCTTAAGGACCTGACAAAGGAAGACCAAAAGATTAGGATGAAAATCGAATGGGAAAACATGGATACGTTTGAAAAGGCACAAACAATATTCGATGGATTCCATGCAATAGACAATGTTGTTGGTTCTATATCATCATTAAGCCAAGCAATAGAAGAAGATGCAGATGCTTGGACGATACTTATGTCTACTATATCTACAATAGAAAGCGTCTTTGCTGCAGTTAATACAGTCATGGAAATAGCCAACTTCCTTACTAATCTTGGAACAGCAGGAAAATTAGCTAATGCAACAGCTAGTACAGCAGCAGGTGGTGCAGCAACAGCAGAAGCAGCAGAAGAGACAGCAACAGTTCCTGCAAAGACAGCAGAAGCAGCAGCAAACAAAGCATTAGAGTCTTCAGTGTTAGACCTTGCTGCAGCACAAATATTCTTGGCACATGCATCTATACCATTTGCTGGACCTGGAATTGCGTCAGGACTTATTACAACTATGATGGCAGCAATGGCGGCACAACATGCAGCGTCATTATCATTACAAGCCTTTGCTGAAGGTGGTATAGTAAAAGGAAGTACTACGGTTGGTGATAATATTTTAGTTAGAGCTAATAAGGGCGAGATGATACTCAACCAACGCCAGCAAAACAATTTGTTCAGGGAAATAGACCAAAACAGGATGGCTACAAACATTGAGCCAGGACAAGTTGAATTTGTAATAAAAGGTGACAGACTTGTTGGTGTAATAAAGAATTACGAGAAAATACATAAGAAATAAGCATGGCTACAATTATACGTGGAGGTTTTAAGGATAACAAAGAAAGATTGGTGACTATAGAGATATGGTCACCAATTGGAATGGCAGAATATGACTTGAATGATGAGGACTCACCTATAAAGATAAGCTTTGATTCTGTTGAGATAGAATATGGCATTGATGACATGTTCACTTCAATTATCAAGAAGACGATGAGCATTAATCTGGTTACAACACAATATTTTGGTGATGTTTTGTTCTCAGACCAAGTAAAGCAAACAAAGGTCACTGTGAAGATGGATGACAATGTACTCTTTGCTGGCTATATTGAGCCATATACTTACTCACAAGAATATGCACATAACATGGATGAGTTCACATTAAACTGCACTGATGAGCTTGGATGCCTTGAATACCAATATATCGTCCAGCACTCAGAATGGAGAAATACTATATCACAGGAGCAATCACCTTCGTTCAAAGAATATCTTGCTATGATGTTACCTACAAACACATACTATGATATGTCAAAAACATATAATGGAGTAAGCGTCTTTGATAGTCTAGGTGTTTCAATGGATGTCTTCCTTGGGGACAGTGAAGATGACTTAGTCGACAACGAAGAATCACTTGAAAAGATACTAAAATACTTAAACCTACATATAATACAGGAAGGTGAGGACTTATATATATTTGATTGGAACACAATAAAAGCAGGCGGTAATAAGACATTTGTAAATATTTTTGACAACACAACAAAGACAGTTGACTTATCACAAACAACAATAACAGCAGATGACTATACTGATGATAGTACAAACTTATCAATATCAGACACCTTCAACCAAATAAAATTGAAGGTGAATTTAGATACTAATGACACTGTGATTAGCGACCCATTAGAATCTGAGGACATAGAATATTTCTCAAACTACAAGCAGCTTTGGATGAGTGAATATCGTTCATATGGTACAGGTAGTTCAGCATTAAATGCATTCGTAAACATAGTCAACCAAGGTTATGAGAATGGAAATACTATTGTTGAAAGCTATGACGGATGGGAAAGAAAAGACTGGTACTTCAAACTTGCACATAACCCAAAATGGAAATTGATGTGGAATGGTATAGACGTCAATGAGTGGATAGAGGTGGACAACAATGACAACCCTGTAAACTTACAACGTATATTTCAAGCAATGAAGAATTTTAGGTTCTTCCCATTTATCATATCTTGTGGCACATGTGAAGAGCCATTGAACAGAGGCAACCAATCAAGACTTACTAATGACAATGGAGTGAAAGGAAGCATTAAGACAAATGACTATATCGTCATATCTGTGAATGGTAACAATGATGATAGTGAGGCAGAGCTACAAAGAATTCAAACAGACATAGACCGTTCAAGTGGTTATAGTGATAGTACTCAAACAGCAGCAGGACTAATGGTTTACCAAGGTAACACAAGCGCACAATATTCTCCTGTTGATGATACCACAACAAACTACTTAGTCTTCAAAGGAACAATAAAGCTGATGCCTAATATTGAGCTTTCACCTGTTAGTTATGGCGGGTGGTACTTTGGCTCAACGGTACTAAACAACCCTACGTTCAAGCAAATGTATGACTATTTAAAACAGGATGATTATTGGCCTAGACCTGTTTATGATATGTACTATGCACACCAATTTTGGAAGACATATACTCCAGGCACATTAGAGCAACAAGAGCCAACAGCAAATTGGCTTTACCCTAATGTTGATGTGGAGGCTGCACAACAATTAGAATACAACTATTCTGGTCACTGGAATGACACTGACATATATAACAAGCTTGGTGTTGTTGAATGCGAATTGAAGATAGGAGACAAATATCTGGTTGAGACATATGCCAATGAAGACAAGCAAAAGCCATTATATGGCTGGTACACAGAAGAAAACTTACCAACAGTGGAAGGAATAAGAAAAAGAACGTTCTCACTTGGTTTTGACCCAAACATTGGTGAATGCATAGTTGGAAAAGAATACCCTATTACAAACACTGTGAACGGAAAGATTAGTGATGAGAAAGGTATGGCTGTCGCAATAAAGAAGAGCGATGGATTATCAGGAAAGGTAAGTTTCAAGATAGTGGGTGTAATCAACCAACAATGGAATGAGATAACAAGAAGACACCCTACTTTGTTCAGGAGCACAAAATACTATGACAACTGGAAGAATGTATGGAGTCATGTTTCTTCTATATGGATAAAGGACTTTGAAATTGGCATTATATCAGACAATAATGGCAGTGATGTTTCAAACAAGAAGAAAGACATAGTATATATATCAGACCAATCACATGGAACATTACACACAAAAGATGAAGAGTTCGACATATGCACAATGCCTACAACACAAGAATTAGTTGAAAGAGGCATAGAGACAAACGTAGCAAAGAATACTTGTATTAATCTTGTTACAAAAACTCCAGCAACTTCTATAACAGACGCAACTCAATCTGTGACTGACAGACCTGAAAAACTTTGGATAGACCAATATTGGAACATATACAACACACCAAGGACTATTATAGAGACAACATTAGATGATTCATGCATTAAGGGAATGGCACCTTATTTTGTAAATAATTTTGGCAAGGTGATACCTTTGAGCATAAAGCAAAACTTACGTAATTGTGAGGCAACTATATCATTACAACAAATAAATGCATAATTAATATGATAGACATTAAAATGTACGGAGCCCCAAAAGATGGTGGCACAAACATAATAACTTCATCACAATTCTCATTTCAGGAAAACAATGGTAGCTTTACACCACGTTTCATATGGGGACAATATTTTGATGGAAGCAAGAACATAGATGGTGATATGAAGGTGAATGGCACTGCATACATAGACCATATAACAACAATGGATGTGAATGCAGATAATATAAACACTTCATACGTCAACACTTCATATGTCAATGCAAAATATGGTGACTTCTCATATGTCAATTCAGACAAAATGAATGCAAACTGGATGAACACTGTGAAGGCATATATTGAGCAACTTGCTGCAAAAGAGATAAACACTGAGAACTTGACTGTAACAGGACTAGCACACTTCTTTGAGGTTGTGATAGACAAAGTTAGAGCAAGTGGTGGAGCAGTCATCTTCACACCAGCAAATGGCTTCAAGATTAGGAAATTTGAAGAGATGAATAGTTTCTACAGGCTTTATTTCTTGGCTAATGACAACGGCACAAGGATAGACAATATGTGGAAGAAAGACGACCAAGCATTCTGTCAAAACTTCAATATGGGTGGAGATAAGAAATATATGTACACTGAATATGCAGGACAGAGACGTCAACCAAGGATAGAACATTCATCAAACAAATATTATTGGGCATTAGTCATCAACACAAACAATGAGGACAATAATGGTGAGCCTATAAATATTAATGTTGGTAATAATGAGAATGTGGACATGCAGGAATGTCACTATATCGACATATCAAAGAATGAATTTGTTGGTTACCTTGACGTAGCAGAAGGTGATGAGATAGCAATGCTTGGTTATAGAGGTGCAGAGACAGAGAGACAAAGCGCAATATATATATCTGCTTATAAGTCTATTGATGGTGAATTGTTGGCACCTTTGTTCGTACAATATAAGGGTATTAATGACTTCAATTTAGATAGTCATAAATATACATGGTTCTCAGGCGGAGTGACTCCATTGGGAAAGATGAACAAAGTACAAGCAAACCAAATGACAGGAAGCGTTTTGTTAAGTGATGGCACAACTGTTGAAGATAGCTTAAGTTATATCACAACTTATGTTTCATCTGCTTTGTTTAGCGCAAATGAGAACTTCTTAACGGTAGCACAATTCAACTCATATATTGACGGGATGGCTGGAAGATTAGATGAGGCTGTTTCTTGGTCATATATAAAGCAACATGCTGATGAGATTAACATGCAAGTTGTTGAAGGATTGAAGCAAACAGGCATAGACATAAAGTCCGGACAGATAGTCATGGATGCGGACAACACAACATTTCTTGGTAATATTAGTTTACAAAACCCTGATAATGGAATAACTATTTTCGACAATAACTCAACACCAAGAGTTGTGATTAACAGAGACAGGATAACAGGTACAGGTTCAGATTATGCACCAAACAATATGGGCAAAGTATCAAAGCAAACATTTGATATGACTCCATATGCAAAGTTGGGTGACTATTGGACTGAGACAAAAGGAAATTATAAGTCAAGATATACAAACAATATAAATGGACTTTATCTTGGAACATTTAGTACTAGTGAGACTTTCGACTTACATCTTGGATTAACTATACGTTTCACAAACAAAGACTATAACAAGGGAGTATATGACATACCAAGCTGGAGAAGCGAAGACCATGGAACGTATAAGTTCACATATAAAGTTTATTGTGGCAACACTATATTAGCACAAAACACAGTAAATTTGTACAATTTAACTGGCATAGACGTCAATGTTTCATGTAATGTAGCAGGTGACTATTACTTGGATTGGAGCATAGACTATAGATATGATAGTGATATGATAGCACAGGACTATACTTACTATACTATTGGTGAATATATAGACTGCAATATTACAAGAGGCACACAAGGCCTTACATTTATTGGAACAAATGGATTATATTCATCAAACAACCTTGATAGATATATGGTCTATAGTGATGATGGTTTTAATGTTACAGAGAAGGGATTAAGTGAGATAACTATAGGAGATGATAACCATGTAATAACAGCACCAAAATATAGATTTGGAGTAGACCCTGAACATGGTGTTTATTGGTCATATAATACATTTGGAAGTAGCTGGTGCGTACCTGTTGGTTGTCCTAAAAATCTTGAATTATATAGTTCATCATTTAAAGACGTGATAATTAAAGACCAAAATGGCAATAATATTACAGTGAAAGGCTATAATGTAAACACAAAAATATATTCAAAGATTACTATATGGAGTGCACCAAACAGTGACTATTATATTATACTTCCTTATGATGAGCCTGCAATGGTGATGATAAACAACTATTCAAACAGGAATGTGTTCATATACGCAAGAGGCAACTCAAACGGAAATATGTACATTAACAAAACATTTAATGCAACAGGTGATTGGAGATATGAATTTGATGGTAATAATTATAACACACTTTGGTTATATGGAACAAGAAATGGATGGCATAATGTTAAATTAGTATAAAAATATTTTACAGATATATGAGGAAAATAAATGAGGTAATATTACATTGTTCAGCAACACCAGAAGGAAAGGACTTCAAGGCAAAAGACATAAGGAAATGGCATAAGGAAAAAGGATGGCAAGATATTGGCTATCATTATGTTATAGACTTAGATGGAACGATAGAACCAGGTCGTGACGTTGATATTATCGGGGCACATTGCTTAGGACATAACGCAAACTCAATTGGGGTATGTTATATTGGTGGTTGTGACAAGAACATGCAAGCAAAAGATACAAGAACACAGGCACAAAAAGACGCATTGCTTGACCTTGTTTTCTTATTGTTACAGCAATATCATTTAACTATAAACAAAGTACATTGTCATAACGAATATGAGATGAAAAAGGCATGTCCTTCATTTACTATATCACAATTTAGAGAAGAATATAAAAGAGCATTTGAACATGAGACAAAAGTGTAAAGACATATGTTTACGTTACAATAAAAGAATAGGAATCAATAAATGCAGCAAATTTGATACATCAATAAAAGATGATGATACTATATGTTGTTACGTAAAAATAAATGAGAAAAATTGAACTTATTATGAGAAAAGTACTATTTTTAATATATAACCAAAACATAAATATTTAACGTTCATATTTTCATATATTATTTCATTATATTTAGATAATTCTTTGTGTCATTTATATTAGCATTATATTAAACTATATATATTTTATTTATTCTTTTTGGTTTTGGTTATATAGGTAATCATTTATTACGTTATATTTATTTATTTATTATTTTTTCTCGGGGTTGTAAGAGCAATTACAACCCCATTTTTATTTGGTCTAATCAAATTAATCATCTTAAAATTTTATTTTAATATATAAGATAAACACAAATTTATGATTATATACATATGAAGCAAAAACGAATTAACGACTACCTTTATGTTTATTCATTAGAACCTTATATAATCACAAATGATACCGATGCGGAGCTTATCTTTGTGCAAGAAGAATTATTTGATGACTATAAGAAACTTAACCCATCATTAACTCAACTCGCAAAGAAGAACTACGACATCTTGACTGTTGTTACTCCTGAATGGAACCTATACAGAGAAGAACATGATGAGATAGAGATTCCATTGAATGACCAAATGGAGAACATACCTGACGTCAATGTCGACGGTGGTACTATAACTACAAACACCAATGTTACAGGATTCTCTCTATTGAAACGTACCGCTTATGCAACAACTTGTAACTCTACTGATACAAATGTGGCAACAGTGGACAACAGTGGTATGGTTGGAGTGAAAGGAGCAGGTACAACGGACATCAACGTGAATGTACAAGAGACAGATGAACATGATGAATATAACAAGTCATGGGTTATCGTTGTTGAGGAAGCGGAGAATAGCAAAATAGATCCTAATATATCTATTGGAAGCAGCTACTCTTTTTTCTACAATGAGGACGTACAACTACAACCAACAAACCCTTATGGACTTGACTTAATCTATTCATCTGATAGTGAATATATATCAATCAATGAATATGGCTTTGTGACAGCAACAAGTGAAGCAACAATTGGCAACACATACCCTGTTTATGTGACTTTTGCTGGAAACAATGACTTCAAGGCACAACAAATAATGACTATTGTTGAGGTGAAGGCTGCAAGACAAGAAGCAAACATTAGTTGGAAGAAAGACGGTGAGGTTGTTTACACATTTGAAGCAGCATTAGGTGAAGAAAGCACATTACCTGTACTTGACAACCCTAACAGCTTAGCGGTGACTTATGCCAGTGATAGTGCAGACGTTAATATAGACCAAAATGGAAATGTAACATTTGTTAACACTACAAACCAAGCAACAATAAGTGCAAGCTATGCAGGAAATGACAACTACAAACCAGCAATGGTTGCTTATAACTTGAAAGTAATCGCAACATCAAAGGGATATGTCTTCATGACAGAGACCCCAACTGCAGAGAACATAGTATTAAGCCTTAAGTTGAATGCTGCAAAACCAACAACAGCAGAATTAGTTGATATGACTGACTTAAGCATGCCAACTGATATGTATTTAGTATGTCCTAAATCATGGGAGGTATATGACAGCGTCAATGACATCATCATAAAGCCTGTAATTACTGATACAAGAAATGGTGGTGAGATGGGAATATGGTATGAGACAGCAGACCCATATATCACTGTTGAGGGAACAGACTATAGGATTTTCTCTATACAACTTGGAAAGGGAACATTTAACATAGAATTCTAATGTAAATAAAATTTACATACTCTTTTGAAAAAGACAAAAATATATACGTATATAAAAATTTATGGCAGAGATAACAATCAACGGTGTTAAGTATACTAATGTGCCTAACAAGAAAGCAGGTACAAAGTTCGCCGCAAGCTTAACACAATCAAACATTGGTGCCTCACAAGCTGTACAGGACTATGTCAACAGTGCTTACTTCTACCCATTAGTGAACGCTATAGACATTAACTGGAATGGTGTTGAAGTTGATGAGAACTCATATATCAACACAACTTCTGACCTTATAAGTTATATCGCAAGCAAAGAAAGCAACGTAGACTTATCTAGCTATGCAACAATGACTTATGTAAACGATAAAATATCAGAAATCATTGGTGGAGCACCTGAGACTTTAGATACATTGAAAGAATTAGCAGACGCATTAGAAGATGATGCAAGTCTAGCTTATGTAACAGAAGCATTAGCAGGAAAAGCTGATGTAAATAATGTATATACAAAACAGGAAGTAGATAACATGATTCCTGCTCCTGTTGACCTAAGTGGCTATGTCAGCTATACACAAGCTAACTCTTACTATGTAGCTAAAGAAGACATACCTGATATGAATGACTATGCTACTGTAAGCTATGTAACATCAGAATTAGACAAGAAAGCAGACTTAAGTGATATTCCATCTGCACCAGATTTGACACCTTATGTTACTTATGTAGATGCTAATTCATATTATGCAGGTAAGAATGAGATACCTGATATGAAAGGCTATGCTTTAAAAGCAGAAACATTCAGTACTAAAAACTATACAAATGGAGAACTTATTACATCATATTGGAATCCTGATAGCCTTGTTCAAAAATATTATAAAGTTGGTTTTACAAAATCAAGACAATTGGTATTTCCATTATATGCTGAGAAGAACTGGTCAGGTGGTGGTAGTAGTGGTAGTGATAGTATTTTTGCATTAACAACATCACAATCAAAATATTTATCTCTAATAGAAAGTTTTGTATTTGGTGATAATAATGAAGCACATCATAATTCAGGCAATACTTATCCATTATATTCAAATATCTTAATTGGAGACCATTTGAAATCTAATACACATCATACGACTGTTTTGGGTATATATAATAATGTCGGAAATTATGATGAATCTACTACAAGTTCATCATTTAACCCAAATGATTCTAATCATAGTTTGTTTGTTATTGGTAATGGTAAAAATGAATCCACTCGTCATAATGCATTTGAAATAAAACGTGATGGAAAAATCTATATCTCAGACACATATAATGGTACTCCATATTCATTACAGTATAGACTAAACTCAAAAGCTAATGCAAATGATGTATATACAAAGACGGAAGTGGACAACATGATTCCTGAGTCTACTGACCTACGTAATTATGTTAGTTATACACAAGCAAATAGTTATTATGTTAGTTATACAAATGCAAATAGTTATTACGTGACTGTAGAAGGTTCTAAACAGTTAATTTATGGTTCTAAGACATTTATAGGAGATAAAAGAATTAATTTCAGACAAGGTACATCAACTAATAAACTTGGATTTACATTATATGATGTCAATGAAAAAGAAGTTGGTGGACTAGAGTGGAGACCTGATACTATTGGTGGAAAATCTTTATTGTCTTTACAACAATATATAGGTACAGGTAATAAGTTTGAAGGTGTTAATATGGGTTATCTTGGCTTCAGACTAACAGAATCAAGTTATAAATATCATTTAGTAACACCTCTTCCATCTTATGTAAATACTATTGAAACTATAAATGTTGGTAATGATTATAGAAATTTCTTCTTACCATTAGTATTCCAGAATGGAAGCAATAAAGTCTACACTGACTGCACAGGCTTAGTTAACATGGCTTCACTTATGCCTGACTTAAATGACTATGCAACAACAAGTTATGTAACAAATGAATTAGACAAGAAAGCCGATAAAAACTCTCTAACTGATTACGCCACAAACAGTTATGTAACTATTGAATTGGATAAGAAAGCAAATAAAACTGATATTCCTGTTGTACCAGACATGACAAACTATGTGACTATGACTTCTTATAACGCATTATATGAAGAGGTACAACATCTTGCTTATTTGATTAGTTATTATCACCCAACTCCTGACCCAACACCAACTCCAACTCCAACATTTGAAGGTTATTGGACATATAACGGCATGAGAACGGATAGCATAACAATATCAACAAGTGACCCAAATATGACATTATCATTTGTTAGCAACCCAACAATAGCAAGTGGAATTGGTACATGGAATTTCTATGATATGCCATCATCAGGTGTGACAATCAATACTATGACTGGTGAGATGACTATTGATCCATCTAAGTTAGATGGCGGAAGCGTTTATTCAGGTGTTGGATATCAGTATCAAAATGATGGTGAGTCAACAGAATTCTATATTACAATCACTGTAACAACTCCAGAACCAGAGCCAACATATGACTTCCATTTTGATAACGAATATATAGGTATGAACATTGGTGACACAGTTACTCCATCAATAACAAACACATCTGAATTTACTATTATTTCATACACATCAAGTGATAGTTCAGTAGTTTCTGTCGACGGAAATGGTACATGTACAGCATTAACATTAGGACAAGCAACTATATCAGCAACATTATATGATAATGACAATAATGAGCAAGCATCCACATCAATACAACTTAATGTAAACAAAATGATGCCAGTTGCTTATTGGTCATTTAATGGAACAGCATTACCTAATGAGGAAATGGTTGTATTACCATATGATACTTTAACTCAATCAACTTACACATTTTATTCAGACCCTGCAATTGCAGCTGCAACAGGATGGTCCGTTAGTGACACATTATATGAGACACCTGGTATAACAATTGATAATTCAACATATGTTATTACAGTAGACCCAACATCATTTGAACATGCAGGTAAGGGAAGAGCGCAAGTTGAATATAATGAAGACGCAACATATCAACATGGTGGCTGTGCTATAGAATTCAAGATATTAGCACAAGGAGCAGACCCACAATTCTTCTTTGCTGATGATGACGTCACTATGAGTCAAAACTCTACACAAGCAGAAGTACAATTATATGACAAATCAGGCTTGACAGAGCAAGGCTATACTCCAACATTCACTATAGGCAACTCAAGTTACGTTTCAGTGGCACCAAGACAAGACGCCACTAATATAATACAATTCACATGGTTAGCAGAAGGTGAGACGACTGTAACAGCAACTATAACAGATGGAAATGAGACACACTCTGCAACAATTACTGTATACTGCCAATGGGATAGAGACTGGGTAGATGGTCATGTTTATACATCACAAAACAATGAGATAGGCTATAATTATGGAATTGTTCAAAGTGGAAGCAACCCATCGTTGACGTTCACAGCATCAAATGGTAACACACAAGACCCTATGAATGGAGACTTATTTGAAGTTTCAATATCTAATGATACCTATAATATAATTAGCTATACTTCAACATCAAGCGGCTTGACTATATCATTTGATACATCTGCAGCAGCAAATGCATCTGTTGGTGATGAAATCAACATGACTATAATTAAGCAACAAGACACAACATATGGCTATTATACAAAAGACTTACACTTCAAAGTTGTTAATGCTGGTAATGACCCAATGTTATGGTGGAACGATGATACATTCACTGTGACTGAGAATGACGTCTTCTCACAAGACCCAATCACAAACTGGTTAGGTAACCAAATCATAGACTTCTCAACAGGGCAACCATTAACACCAACATTATCAATTAGTCCAAGTGGTGTAGCACATTTAGACCAAGACAATGTATTACATGGTGATAGTGTAGGTTCTTGTGATATAACAGCAACAGTAACAGACCTTAACAATAACATTCATACTGCAACAGCAACAGTTCATGTTGAAGCGGCAAGCTAAACATAAACTGTATTAAATAAATTACAAAGGGGGAACAAAATTCTCCCTTTGTTTTGATTTATTATTATAAAAGAACATAAGTTTAAAATGGACAATTTTTCAGCTAAAGAAAAAGTACAATATATAACAGCTATAGGATTTTTATGTACAGGAATTATACTCTGTTTTCTTTCATTTTTTCTAAATGAATATGATATTGAAAATGGTGTGTTGTTTTATTTAGGTACTGCAACAACATTTACAGGAGCAGTTTTTGGTATTAACTTAATGATTCGTAATCAAATAATTCAAGCTGAAACACGCATAAATGACAAAGTAGACAAAAAAATGAGAAAAGTCGATGAATTAATTAAAGATGAAGAATAACTATATTTATTCATATAAATATATGATAAATGATTAATGTTTTACTATACGTATTGTATTACATTTCTTTCAGGTAACTTAAAAGACAAGAAATATTTTGGTAGAAGAAAATCTAAGGTTGAACCTATTCTTGATATAAAATATAAAGGTAGTGGTGTTATACCTAAATCTTATTTTAAACAAAATAAAAATAGAACAGACTATTCAAAAGAAATATTAGGTGTATATAACTCTTTAGATGAATTAATTGAAGCAGAACAAAAACTTTTAAATGAACATGTTGGTAAAGAATACTGTGTAAACTTCAATAACAATTCTATTGGTGGTGGTTGTAACAAAAATAGAATAGCAATACACAAAGATAAAATTGCTTATTATGTGTACGAAAGTGAATTACAACATTATTTAAATTTAGGATTTGAAATTGGAAGAGGAAAAACAGAAATATCACCACCCAATAAAGGAAAGAAAATGGACAATGAATTCAATAAAAAAGTAACCGAAGGCCTTAAACAAAAATGGAAAGATAATGATTATAGAGAAAAAATAACTAATTCACTTAAGAATAACAAACGAGCACAAGGACATACAATGCCTGATGAATCTAAACAAATAATATCTAAAAAGAATAAAGAATATTATAAAAACAATAAACACCCATTTCAAGGTAAACATCATACGGAAGAAACAAGAAAAAGGATAAGTGAAAACAGGAAAGGTAAACCAAACTGGTTGTTAGGTAAAAATTTACCTGATTGGTGTAAGAAAAATTTAAGTGAAAGATTAACTGGTACAAAACTAATGACTAATGGAGTAATTAATAAGTATATAAAATATGAAGAAATTGATAAATATAAAGAAAATGGTTGGGTAATTGGAAAATATCAAAAAATACAATATAATCAAGGATGAGGAATAACAACCTCATCTTTTTTTTTTGTTTAAATAGTGTTAAAGAGTGCAAACAAAGATATTTTGTGATGAACAGGCATGCATAGAGTGACGCAGGATGACGTTTTATATAGGAAATAAGTAACTAATAGTAAGGGAAGAAAAAAGCCTCTTAGAAGGCATAAAAAGAGCCTGAACTATTCTCACGAACCGTTCAGGCGAATTATGAAAAAAAAATTATCTACTAACAAATGTTATTTCTAATATAGTATTGTTGTGTTAAGAAATTCAATTTCAAATGTTAATCGTTGTTAATTATTTCTTCTTCTTAATTTTTTAAGCTCTTCTTTAGTATAAGGGCACCATTCATCAAAATTCCATTCAAAGAAATCTGAACATACTAAATTCTTAAGCATTATATCCATTGCTACATCTTCATCATAGTCTATATCTAATGCATCAAATAGCTTAATTATTCTTCCATGTGTCTCATAAACATTATCCTGCATTAGTTCGACACCCTTTAAGGTCTCTAAAGCAGTCTTCCAATCTATACCATGTTGAAGACGATTCCAAATAATGTAAATAACAAATTGCCCATTACCAAAACACGGTTCACAGAATGTCTTATTTGGATCTGACCAATCTTCTTCTGAAATCTTGTCTGCCATTTTCTTGACTATTTCATAAGGGGTGAAGAATTCCGCCGTTCCTGATATTTTAGAAATTTTTCTACGATTAAATCGTTTTTCGTTTATATAATTATTTAATTCTAAAACTTGGCAAATATTAATATTTTTATTCATCTTTATTTGGTTTAAAATTTTCTATAATTTTAATTTCATCTTTTGTTAATTTAAATAATTTATAATATCTTTCATCTGTCCATGGTTTAGTATAATCTTTCATTCTATACATATAAGTTAATATTTTACAATCTCCAGGAACAACATAATTATAATAAAACCAATTAGCAAATTTAGTTTTTAATGATAATCTAAAATTATTTGCTTCATTTTTATCTTTAAATATTAATATTAAAGCTCCTTTTTTGTTCCACAATTCTTCAGGTACAATAACTGCATCATAACATGTATTTCCGTGATGCCATTGATATACAGGTACTTCATTATCTTTAACTTCATATTCTTTTGGATTAACATATTTTGCTCCACCTTGACGTAATAATCCTATTTCATTATTTGAATCTATATTAGTTTTTTCAAATAATGATTGCTCTAATTCATTACTATATCCAAATTTATTTAAATCTAAATCTCCTTTAATATCCCAAACAAATATTCCACCATCTTGCAATGAATTACCAGTACCAAAATAATTATTCATTTCACGGTGATTTATAATATTAATTTCTTTTATACGTCCTGTACACTTTTCAATAATCTTTTTAAATGATTTTCTATTTTTATTAGCTTTATTAACCCATACTGCCGGTTGAATTGATACTCCTTTATTAGAAATATCTAAACATTTCATCAAAAATTTTTCATGTAATTTATTAGCATATGGAGGATTCATCAAAACAATATCAAATTTCTTTCCACCATTCTTCTTTAATATTTCATCATTACTCATATCTAAAAAATCCTTTATATCATATTTTCCATCACCATTAACGTCACCAATGTCAATGATAAAAATTGGTGTGTCACCAATTTTGGCTGTACCAGCATTATTAATATAGTTATTTAATAAAAATAAAAAAATGTGAATAACTTTATCTTTTTATCTATTTTAATATTATTATTAATTAAATATATAAAATAAAAAATTATGAAGTTATTCAAGATTAACAACGAAAAAGAGAAGTGGTATTTCACAAACAGAAGCAAAGTTGCGAAATACATTGGAACATCACAAGCTTATGTAGACTATTGTATGTTATTGGAAAAACCATGCAAAGGCTGGACAGTTGAAGATGTTAGTGATACTATTGACATGCTTGAGACAAAGTATGTAGACCCAGTTAGGAAATTTATTTAAGATGGAGAACTGTGTGGAAAACTAAAGAAGAATTTGATGAAAGAGACTGGACCTATTATAGATTAGGCTGGTTGTTAGAGAGCAAAGTTATTAAAGGGAAAACATACTATAAAGTAGATTGATATGGAAAAGTTGAACGAAATAATCGAATTAATAAAAGAGATAGATGAATGCTTAGATGCTTATTCATTTAAAGGCTACACATTTGAAAAATATCAGGTTGCTATAAGTAAAGGCGAAAAAGGCACAGGTGGCCTTCGTAATATAGTAAAATATAATTCAAATGGACAACATATATGGAAAACGTGGATGCAAACCGCTTTAGATGATAGTAAGAAATATATTAATAAGATATATCTATATAAAAATGGAAAGTATAATATAAATAATGATGACAAGGAAAAAATGACATTATTATCTAAAAGGTTAAGAGAAGCGAAAGACGTGTTCAAAAAGGATACTGATAATTATAGTATATACCCTATAAAAAGTGAGACAATTGGACATAACTTAACTGTCATTGCAAATTATCTAGAAAACTATGAGTAATTTGATTAGTAAACGAATAGGTATCAATGACCATTTCCCTATTGACAAATTCTCAAAAAGCATGTTTCCAGAAAATCAGGTATATAAAGACATTGTCAAGAACAAAACAGATACAGAGCCAGAACAATATGGTGATTGTATGAAGAATGTATATCGCTCTGATGACTGGATAAAGGCATGGATTAAATGTGAAGTCAATAGAGAAATTGGAAAAGACAATGCTTATTATGTGTATTGTATTGATTATTCAGGAATAGGAAAGCCGTCAAAGAAATATGTTGAAGACAAGAACATCAATATATTATATGAGAGGGCAAATGGTGTTATGTATTATGATTTTGACAATATTGGTAAAGACAAAGTCGACATCATAAAAAGATGCTTTCAAGTATTAGGGAGCCAACATCATGCATTTCGATGGTTTGAGACATCTTGGAGTGGTAATGGCTGTCATATAAGAATACAAACACAATTGAAATTCTATAATAAAGCAGAATGGCAATTCATATATATGTATTACTTAGACATATTGATGAAGGAGCTAGAACATCATATAGAAGACATACATACATGGTATAAAGACAACACTATTGACTGGAGTTGTGCTACAATTACACGTGGGTTTGCTATTCCTTATAATGAGAATGGTGTGATTGAGAATGATTATTTTGAATTAAAGTCATTACCATATAAGACATTGAAGGACTTAGAGATACTTATAAATGCATATTGTTTCGGGTGGTGGCATGATGAGATAAAAGAAAAGTTCTTGAAAAACATAAACTACCACAATAATGAAAATAATGAGAACAAGAAATTTGTAACAAAATTCAATGTTGATTCTATAGATGTTAGCAAAATCAAAGAACAAGATGGTGAACGTTTCAACTATAACTGGAGATTAAAATGTGTAACTACATTAATGAATATTTATGAAGGAGATAAGGAGAAAGTACGCAATGCTTGTAAATTCATATATTCATTCATTAAGCCATACAAACAACACACATATGAAGAAATGATAGGTGATGAGTTGGAGAACAAGATATTTGCAAACGGTGACATGACTTATTGTGCATCATATGACATTATCGATGACCTTAATAAATATTTTGGTTTTAATATATCAAAAGGAATAAAGACAAATGAAGTATATGTTAGTCATCTACTTCAAACAATTTATAAAAATATTTAACAAAAACAAATGACAGAACAAGAAATTAGCAAAACTTTGACTGAACTTAAAGATAAGGGAGTCAACTTAGAAAGTTTAATGCAAAAACTAAACGGTTCATGGGAATCACAATTAGAAAAACAAAAAAATGGTGGAGTCAAACCAACATTCAAGAATCATGTATTGACTTGGGAAAATCACCCATTATTCAAAGATTGGACATTAAAATATAATGACTTCTTAAGACAAATAGAAATTAATGGAGTGCCAATAAATGATGTTTGGAGAGCAAAACTAAGAAATAATCTAGAAGAAGCAGTTGGTATTAATAGTAAACAAAAAACTGATGATTTTATAGATGATTTTAGTGACCAATTCAAATATAACCCAATAATTGAGTATCTTAATACTATAAGGGATAAGAAAGACCCTAATATCAAATGTAAAGATGTATTCTTAAAATGGTTTGATGTACAATATGAAAATGAGAATGAAAAGAAAATAATTGAAAGACTTAGTGAAAAATGGTTTGTAAGTGCAGTAAAAAGAATCTTTGAGCCAGGTTGTTTTATTGAAGGTATGATAGTATTGGTTGGTAAGACAGGTGTAGGTAAATCTACATTTATTCAAAGACTTGCAAAAGGCTATGCAATTGAAGCAAGTTTCGACATCGAAAATGAAAATAAAGCAACTGAAGCACTTAATAGGTGTTGGATATGCAACTTTGATGAATTTAAGTCATTACAAAAGAAAGAACCTGAAACTGTTAAAGAGTTCTTGACAAAGACATCAGGAACAACAAGATTAGCATATAGACATGATGCTGAAGATTTTCCAAGACATAATGTATTTATTAGCTCAACTAATTATGGTTATATTCTTAAAGATTATACAGGACAACAAGAAAGACGTTTCTGGGTATTTCAATGTAATATAAAAGACAAGAAGAATATATATGATAATTTCACAGATGAAATAGTTGATGCACTTTGGGCTGATGCATTATCGTTATATGAAGCGAACAAGAATTACAATATATCTATTAGTGATTTTAATGATTATGAGACAAGCATATTCATCAAACTGCAAAGGACATTCAAATCATATATGAATGATGACACAATGGATATGATAAGGGAATTACTTAATAGACATTATAAATTGAATACAACAGGAGAGTTTAATTCATTAGAAGAATTTAAGAGACAAATTAATGAACCTTTAACTGGTGCAAAAGATCAATTGCAGCGTGTACCTATCAGTTGGGTTAATATCATAATGCAAACATTATATCATACTACACGTAAAAATGATAAGATTGCTGCAGCATTATCAGATGAATGGGAGTACAAAAAAGGAATTTGTACAGCAGGAAACTGTATGATATTCATTAGAAAAGGCTCAGAAACATTATTTGATACATAAATTTTCCAAAGTTACCAATTGAATTCCAATTCAGTTGGTAATTTTTTTTATTGGTATAATAATTGTTTGAAGCTATATTTCCAATTTTCCAATAAAAATAATAATAATAATAATAATAATAATTATATATATATATATACGAGCTCATATTTTTGGAAAGCGGATAATACTCATTTAATTCAAACTAAAATTATATTATTAAACAAAAGATAATATAATCTGTATGTTGATAAAAGTAACTAATTTAGAGACAGGACAAGAGATAAAGACAATAGACTATGATGGACTGGTCGAAATATGTGCAGGAGACAAGGACATGGCTAATGACTTTGTTCGTTGGATGATTAAACACCCAGATAACCAGAAAGTAAAGGAAAGATGGGAAATAATCGAATACTAATAAACCATATTTAACTATGATATTAAAATAAGAAGCTTATTTTTATATATAGATAAATATATTTGTAAAACATAAATGGAAGATAATCGTATAAGAGAATTCGCAATTAAAGACAAACAAATGATGTTGAATTGGTTGCTTATAGACATGCTACTTAAAAACAACAGGTACGAATATGCCATTAATAAATAGAAAGGTCAATAATACAAAGCCAGTACAATGGAAGAAGGATGAAGATGGAGCAAAGTACTATAACTCCAAATATTGGAAGAATTTACGCAATGCATTTATAAGAGAACACCCTTTATGTTATGACTGTGCATTAGAAGGTAAGAGTACACCAGCAGAAGAAGTGCATCATAAAATCGCATGGTCCACAGGAAAGACAGAGGATGAGAAATGGAACTTATTATTAGACCCTGACAACCTTGTAAGCCTATGTATAAAACATCATCATGAAAGGCACAAGATAATGAATAGAGGACGCAGGTGAGGATTTAACATGTGAATATAGTAATTATATATCTCAATCAAAACAATCATCACCATGAGCCTTAGAGAGAAAATAAAAATAATTTACAAATAATTGAGAAAAATGCTCTAAGTTTTTGACACTCAATAAGTTAAAGGCCCCTATCAGATATTTAAGAGAAATTGAGAGAGAATGCCGCGCTCAATGTCTCTCTCACTCCAGCAGTATTTCTCGATTTTGTAAACTTGTTTTACTATTTCTAAGTTATTGATAATCAAACAGTTATAAAAACACAACATATACCGAAAAAATATACACAATTATATATGAGTAACCCAGTAAAAGGAAATTCAATAAACTTGTTCATCAAAGAGGGCGAGCATTATTATAGGATAGCTCATTCAACAGTCTTCACGTTGAATACTAACACAAAGACTTCGAAGACAATTTCCAAAGATTACGACAATGTCTTCTATGGCTTGCGTATCGCCAATGTTGGATGGTCAATAGAGGGTGAGAGCCTTGTGATAGATGCAGACACAGACCTTTTCGACAAGATGGTGAGACAAGAGAAGCTAAAGGTTTGCTATGGAATAGTCGCAGAAGGGCAGCCAACACCACCACAAGAAGGCTACATAGGTTATTGCTACATTACAGACCTTGAGTTAGAAGCAAATACAGGTGACAAAGCAATGTATAAATATTCACTAACAGGTTGTTCGCCACTTGAATATAGAGACATTGATGACCCAGATGCACAGGACCCAATAGACTTCATCAACAAGACCACACCACAACTTGCTTTCTCAGCGGCAGGTGGAGTATGCAATGAGGGCGATGACCCTGATTTAGGAACATTGATAAACCCAAATAACCTTACGGTAAGGTTCACAATAACAAAAATAGATTAACCATAAAATGAAACTAAGTGACATTTCAACATTAGCGTTAACACCAGGTACGTACACAATAGTCGCAGCATTTGATGGTGACAATAGATTTAACGCAGTACAAGCACAATATATCTTGACGGTCAATGCAGTTAGTTCAACTTCACGAAGAGGCCGTTCAGTTACAGATGACAATGAGGATGGCCAGAAGCCTGTGATAGTCAAAAGAGACCCTGATTTCTACTTCTCTCCAAGCACCGTTTATTTCAATGAGTCGGAGACAGGCTCTTATGTTTTCAATTTCAGCCAATACATAGTCAATAATGATGAAGTTGCATATAACATATCATTATCAGAAGGCCTATATTTAGAGACAAATGGTAATGTTAGCTGGTATGATTCAGGCACATATACCATTACTTTGACGTCAAGCTCTACAGATGTGTTCAATTCAAAAGTTATTACAATGACACTCAACGTAGTATCAAAAGTTAACCCACAAATTGAATACAGGAATGATGGTACATATATATTACAAGATGGTGTATTAGTAAAAAAGTATTACAATATAGAGAAGAGAGATGGTGTCTACAAGTTCGACCTTATGCAGCCAAGCAACCCTTATTCATTACCTTTAGAGTACAAGATAGAGGGAAATGCAAACTGTTATATTGATGTAGAAAATAACAAGGTCTATGTTTCAAGAGAAGGAAGATATAAGATTACCGCCACATTTGCTGGTGACAACACATATCGTCCAAGTATCACGTCATATGTATTGAGCTATTATGAGAATACAGAGAATGAGGACAAAGACAACCAAGGCACATATATCATCAAGCAAAGTCCAAACCTTTCATTCTCTTCAAACACAATTAGTCTTCCATTATCAGGCAATGGTACATATACAGGCCAACAGGTCAACAACCCTTATGGAGTTGCTGGAATATGGACCACTTCAAACAACGCAAACATTACAGCAGATGGAACAATAATCACCTTGAAAGGTACAGGCAATGTCATCGTCTATTATACTTTCTATGGTGATGAATACTATAATTCGCAATCTGTATCATATGTGTTACACGTCTATGTACAAGAGAATCCAGACAATAAGCCAATCCCTAATATCTATTTCCCAAACAATATGGTCACGGTGGTAGAGAATGAAGCCCATGACTATTACATACAACAGGTTATCAATCCTGATGCAGTCAATGTAAACTATTATTGTAATGGACAGAAAATTGAGAATGGAATATTACACACAGAATATATCGGCAACTTGACAATAATCGCACAGACAGAGGAAGATGACACTTTCTATAAGACATCAACAACATATACGCTCACAATTAATGCTTATGAGCAATCAAGGCCACAAATATGGTTCCTTACAGACAATGAGACAGTCAATGAGACAGCAGACCACACATACTTAATACAGCTAGCAAACTGTAATGTTGATGTTCCAATCATATATACGGTTAGTTCAGGTATGTTAGAAGACCAAATCTTAACATATAATGGAATTGGTACAGTAGTCATAACAGCAACAACACAGGAGACTTTCTATTATGAATCTGTTAGAGCAAGCTATGTTTTGAATATATTAGAGGTCAATAAGCTTTCGCCTGGTATATATTTCAAATATCCTTATTATGGTAAGGCAACAGTCGACAATAAAAACCAATCACAATCAAACACGTATGACATTTTAGAGTTAGTTAATCCACATAATGTAGAGGTTAGGTTCTATACAGACAGGGGTACGGTTGATAATGAGACGAATGCGACAAAGCTATATATGGACGAAGAAGAGAACAAAACAGGTATCGTCAATATATATGCACAAAGCATAGAGAATGACACGTACAAATCAGAGATAGCCACATATAAATTGAAGATTTCAGATACTATTTCATTAGATTTAGATTATAATGGAGACATTAGTTCATATGGTTATAGTACAACATTAAAGATTAATGCGAGTGGTAAGTTGAACACACCAACATTGATAGAGATAGTTCGCTTCCCAAAGGATCCCAACTTCATTTTCTCACCTGATGAATGGTATATGACAAAGGCTAGTTCTACCTATGAAGTTAATAATTTAATATATTCAGAAGATGGTGATGAATCTGTAATATCAGCAAATATTACATTTGCACGATTTAGTACGCATTATTTTAAGTTCTATTTCAAGGGTAATGAGAAATTTAATGAGACACCTGAGATAAATGTAAACATAAATTATACAAACTCACAACAATCACCTGAGATTTCATTTCCTTCAAACATAGAGGTGATTACACAAACAGGTGACTATAATTACGTATTACAAAATGTAGAGAATCCACATAACGTAGAGATAGTATATTCATCATCAAAGGGTACAGTTTCAGGCAATATATTACATTATGAGGACGTATATAACTTGATTATATATGCAACAAGCGTAGAGACAGATGAGTACTATTCACAAACTATAAGATATACTTTGAAGATTAATAAGGCAGAAAAGCCTTCAAGAGGTTGGCATTTCGCAGCAGGTGATGACACTCCAATTCCTGTTCATCAAAACAACAAATATGTTGTTAGAGACATAGTCGATGAGAATGGTGACTTAGTACCAATTGAAGACTTGACAGGACAATTCTCATGTTCAGTGAAAGCAACATTTGAGTATGATGATGAGCAAGGCAAATATATAGTCACACTTACTAATCCATATTATATGTTCGACTATAATAATGGACTTGATTGGTTCACTATAAACTATAAGTTACCAGAGACAGGACAATACAAAGCGGAGACAATATCATATCGCCAATATATATCTGACAAGCCAAAAGCAAACATATCTTTTAATGAAGATGTAGTAAATTTAAAAGAAGTTGAGGAACAAAGATATAGAATCCAAACACTTAACAATCCTGACAACCACCCTATAGTATGGACTTGTGAGGGTGATGGACATTTTGATGACCCTAATGACCCTAAATATATACTTCTTAATCGTAGAGGTAATTCATGGACAAAAATATATGCAAAAGTTGCAGAGACAGATTCAGTTAAAGCAACAACAGCAACATATACTTTATATACTCTTGCGGTTACACAACACCGTCCTGGTTGGGAATGGAGCTTGAAATGGAAAGATGAATATTTATCTGACCCATCAAACGAGAATTCAGAAACAGGTTATGTAGACCCTAATAATGAGGGAGTCTATGATTTATGGAATATGTTAGATTTGATAGGTGGTTGGACATGGGACAATGTTGATAGAATAGTAGTTACTTCAGGAAGCTATAAAGTTTCAGATAAAAGATACCTTATTTTAAATACAGAAGTAGAAAATCCATATAATCCTGGTACCGGTACAAGATTTATTGATTTCGAAATATGGTCAAAAGAAGATTTTGAACATACTAGCGGTGTATGGAGATTAAGTTTAGTAGTAAAATACCCATATATGCGCTATTTATTTGAAAACAATAATACACGTATATGGTATGAAACAGAATTTATAGGAGAAGTGAATGAAGAATATGAGTTAGAGTTCGGAAGATGGCCTTATGACCCAGACTTTGTATTTAATGCAGATGAGTGGAGTTATACAGACCAAGGTTGGGGTACGATAAAGAATCTTTATACAAAAGAAGTGAATGGTTATACAGTTCTATGTGGTACTTTCTCAACTTCACAACTTAACAAATATAACATGGGACGCATTAATTTTAGTGGTAATAACATTTTCTATCCATGTTATATAGCTTATGATATATATGTAAGTAAGAAACAAGAGCCACAAGATACAAGATTAATACCAAAATTAAGTTTTAATAAATATATGGTCTATGAAAAACAAACATTAAACGACCAATATTTGTTACAGACATTGAACAAGCCAGATGATTGTGAGATAGACAGATGGGAGGCTGAAGGTGAATATGGAATAATACCTACTATAATCGATGATACTTATGTTTATTACCCTATTGGTGATATAAGTGAAGGTGCACATAGAAGCGTTCATCTTACTGTCTATACAAAAGAAAGTGACATATATAAAGCTTATTCAATTGGTTATACATTATATGTTACCAGAGCACAAAAACAAGGTTCAGGTATAAAATTCAAATATTCAACAAAGACAGCAAACAAAAATGACCAACACCAATACATATTACCTGAATTGTTGAACCCAAATAACTTACCAGTTACATGGAGCACTACATTGGGTACTATTGAGAATGGTTATTTAGTCTATGATGGAGTTGGTACTGCAACTATTACAGTTACATTTGATGGTGATGATACATATGAAGCAACAACAACGTCATGTACATATAAAATCAACAACCAATATAACAAACAATATCTCACTTATACAAAAGGTCATGGTGTACAAATGCAGGTTGTATTTGGAGAAGAATATAGTTTTGAGATATTGAGATGGCCTGTTTCTATCGGCTTAGAGTTCAATGTAGATGATTGGAGATGTAGTTGGGTGACTTTAACTTCTTCTTTTACTGGTCTATATTCAGTTGATGAGGGAGAATATAGAGTCTTGATGGGAAAATATATACCAAATAAGGCTGGATGGGGTGATATCTCAACAGAATTCAAAGGAAATGACCATTTCTATCATCAATATCATGTTGCAGACTTTGAAATTTCTTGGACAAGAGCAGCAGAATTGGTTAACCCAAACATTAGTTTCTCAGAATCAACGGTTACAATGCCTTATAGTAATACAGAGAAATACCTTATTCAGACACCAACAGGAGCAGCAGGAGTTACATTTAATGAGCCTACAACTTCACTTGGTTATATAGAGAAGGTAAACAATGACTATTATGTGGTCTATGATGGTACAGAAGGAGCAAACATTACGATTTCTATATCAAGCGTTCAAGATAGTACTTATTACTCACAGACAATTTCATATACTTTGAATGTTGAGGCTAAGCCTATTGTAGTTCAGGACACACAAATCAGTTTCGCTAATTCAGAGGTTACTTTAGACTATGTATGGGAGCAAAACAAGACAAAGAGATATAAAGTCCAAGACTTATATAACCCATGGGGCTTGAATGTTATATATACTATAACAGCAGGTAACTTAAGACAAGAATCTGATGGTTATTATATCTATTATGACAGTGTTGGAGACATTACAATTAATGCAGTTGGCCAGTCAAATCAATATTACAATGGTTCTTCTGCTTCATATACAATGCACATAGTAAGCATTGGTGAGGACTTCGTAATGCAATTCGCACAAAGTACAGTGACAGTTACACAAACAAGCGAAGGAAGATATTTATTACAACAAGTTACACTTAATCCAGAGGTTTCAGACATTAGGAATAATATCATCTATAGCGCAGCAGGAGCAACAATAGAGGCCGCAGGAGATGATTTCTATATAGTCTATAATGGAATAGGTAACTTAAGAGTAAAAGCCTTATTCGAGAGTGATAATCATTATAAGTCAAAAGAGGCTTATTATACATTAGTTATTGAAGAAATGATACAGAAGACAGACCCAATTATATCTATATCATCAAATAGAGTTGAGATTGAAGAGATAGATGAAGTTACCACATTTACAGCACCACAAGTTACAAACACATCAGGTGTTGAATATAAGTGGTACATTGATGGAAATGAGGTAACAGTTACAAATGGTTCGTTCACATATAATGCAACAGGTAACTTTACATTAGTGCTGAAAACAACAGAGACAAAATATCTTAATTCAATCAACCTATATTGTGACTATATCAATAAGGACATAGAGAAGACAGATCCAATTATATCTATATCATCAAATAGAGTTGAGGTTGAAGAGATAGATGAAGTTACCACATTTACAGCACCACAAGTTACCAACACAACAGGAGTTGAATATAAGTGGTACATTGATGGAAATGAGGTTACTGTTACTAATGGTTCGTTTACATATAATGCAACAGGTAACTTTACATTAGTGTTGAAAACAACAGAGACAAAATATCTCAATTCAATCAACTTGTATTGTGACTATGTTGATAAACCAATTATAATAACAGACCCTGACATTAGTATATCAACAAATAATATTAAGATATTTAATATCTCTGAGCAAACAAGGTTCAAAGTTCCTAATGTGACAAACAACTCAGGTGTTGATTATTCATGGTATATTGGAAACACACAACTTATGGTAGATGCAAATGGTTATTTCAACTATAATGCAACGGATGATTTTGTAATATATTTAGAAACAGTTGGAACACGTTATTATAATTCTGTAAAACTTTATTGTAACTATATAAATGTTGGTTATGAAGACCAATATTTAACAATTGAATCACTTGATGATAATAACAAAATAATATGGATGTATATTATTGGTGATCCATGGTTCACCAATGCTGAACCAAAAACAATAGAATATTCAACTGATTTAGTTAATTGGAATTCTATAACATCGACGTCGATGTTATCTCCTGAAACAGCTTGTATATTAAATGAAGGAGAAAAAATTTATATTCGAGGTAATAATTCGGCATATTATGGTAATGCCTTTCATTCAACATCAAGAATCAATGTTAGTGGTAATATAATGAGTCTTATATATGGTGATGATTTTGAAAGAATTAATACTTTGGAACAAGATTATACATTTAGTAGTTTATTCTTTGGTGCAGTTAAATTGATTAATGCAAATCATTTGGTATTGCCAGCAACAACATTAGCAAAAGGTTGTTATACTCATATGTTCTATAATTGTGTTTCATTAGTTAATGCACCAGAATTACCAGCTACAACATTAGCCAATGATTGTTATGATTGTATGTTCATAGGTTGTAAATCATTAGTTACAGCACCAGAATTACCAGCTACAATATTGAAAGCTTTCTGTTACTTAGACATGTTCGCAGAGTGTACTTCATTAGTTACAGCACCAGAATTACC